CGTCTCCTCTTCATGAACGGCCGTCATTGGAAGATCATGTTAGTCATCACAATGCAATATCCATTGGGTATCCCGCCGAATCTCCGCACGAATATCGACTACGTTTTTATTCTCCGCGAGCCATATATCGCGAATCGTAAGCGAATCTATGACAATTATGCGGGTATGTTCCCCACATTTGAGAGCTTTTGTCAGGTCATGGACCAGTGCACCGAGAATTATGAGTGTCTCGTCATCAATAACAACGCGAAATCGAATAAATTACAAGACCAAATCTTCTGGTATAAGGCACAACAGCACGGGCCATTCAAGCTGGGCAGTAAGGAGTTCTGGGAAATATCGAAAAATCTCGGTTCTGACGACGAAGGAGAGCAGACGTATGACCCTAATGCCTCGAAAACAAGTAAGGCGCCGAAGATTAACGTGAAGAAGAGCAAGTGGTGATGTGAAAGTTACTCACGAATTGGCGAGAGTGGTTCTCCAAAATGAGAAGCGGTTTGCCGAAATTAGCATTTTAATCATAATTCTTGCTTTTCATTTATGAAAGCAAGCGTCATTTTTGCCGTTGCTTTCATAAAACCGCTTTTAATATATGAAAGCAACTGATATTCGACACATCGCTTTCGCAATCTTGCTTTTTATTTATAAAAGCGACCATATTCTACCCATCGCTTTTATAAAACCGTTTTTAATTTTTTAAATCAACACTGAAACTTCAGAACAATCTCATATTTATATCATTCAATACATCCGACAAGTCAAATCCAGGTTTGTTTGGATTATAACGTATGATTACGTAACCCCGTTTATTAATGTATTCTTCTCTCACCGCCTCGTCCGTCTCTGACCGGTCGCTATGTCCGTATTCATCACATTCTACAACGATTTTATTGTCCGTGAAGCACAAGTCTACCCTATACGGTCCAATCTGAAACTGACGCGACATGGCACAAGCGCCACTATACGCATTTTCAATAAACCCGATGGTCTGACCTTCGATGCACATTGGGAATTTGACAACTTGTATTTGCTCTGACGCTGAAACAAGGTATTTGGTTCTGAAATTAAATGAGTTCTTGAAGAGTTCAAATGCTTCTTCCGTAAGCATATAGACGATACGGTTATGTCCTCCGTGTTTGTTCGGTTTACCGTCAGATGTGACCGGATATTTGATATAATGGACATTCTCTCGGTAGTTCTTCTCCAAGTTTCTTATTATGTTGATTTTTTTAGTATTGAATTCGGATACCAACTCCTCCAAATCGCGCGTGAACTCGGGCATAATGTAAAGATAGTGTATTATATATTACAGACAATATTACTCGACACAAGCAGTTATTCAAGGACAGGCCAATCCGGTGATTAGTGTCCAAATTTCAACCACCGGTAAGAAAGTCGAGAAACGCCTTGTCAATTCAAATCAGGTCTTGAAGACATGGAGTACGATTGCGAAAGCCGCTACCGAAGAAGGCTTCTCAGCCGCCAAAATGAGCCGCAGCGTGAAAGACAAGACAGTCTTCAAAGATTATTATTACTGTGTGGCGGTCTAGAGTCTAGACACTCATATACAGTAATAATATTATTCGTGGTGAAATAATTCAAATACTAATGATTCCACCGTGAAACCCAATAAAATTGAAATGATAATATACATATATCTCATACATGAAGACAATCGGATCAGAACAGATGAACGCACACGCAACCACAAGTAACAAGTCAGGAATATGTAAGTCAAGGCGCATAACCGCCGAGAGAAATGCGGCTGTGTTATTTACCAAGAGGGCATTCATGAAGGCCCGTGAAATTGAAGCCGGTGAAATGGTCCGCTATCGCGAAATGTGGAATCTGTTGCGCAAATAGGGTTAATTCTTGCGCGGTAGTGGGCGCCTCCTGGTTCTTCGGGCGCCGCCGCCACCCCCGCCACCTCCGCCGAGAATAGCGCATTCTACACCGGGTCTTATTGCGACGCCACCAATGTTAGAAATATCAGTAAATGACACAAACTCGCCTAGTTTTGTTGCTGTAATCCCGCGCGCAATTGCCGTCTTTTTCTTACGCGTCATAGCGGCACTAAGTGACACGTGTGGTTTGGCGGAACCATCCGGAGTGGAAGTATAAAGCAAAATAAGTCGCGCGATTTCGTCGTAAGATTTTTTGACACGACGACAAGATAGATTGACAGATTTCATATTGGACATGAATACATCATAATCGAAATCAAGTGTATGGATATGGTGTATTGGCTCCTTCTTATGTTTATCCGGAATAATATCTACACCCCATATTTCTTGATAGGCCCATACCATCTGTGCCTGATCCCAATCAGGATAACTATTTGACGTGATTGCGTTGTCAATCAACGACGCAAATACAAGACAAAAATGGATATTTCGGTGGGCGGTGCCAGAATCCGCCGTCATGTCGACCAAGAATGGTAAAGGCGATGTCTGACGCATTATTCCGATAAACCGGTCATAATATGACTCCAACGCATTCCTGCTTGTGATTTTCGATAGAAATGTGCCCTGCGACGTTTTCGTGTGAAATGCTGATTGACGCGACCGTTTATATTTCCAGATTTCGTCTATTATCGTGTCTTTGTCGGCGATATCGGCAACACGGCCAAAATCTATTGCTCGCACATTATCCCGATTTTCCGTATCTATAAACCAATTTCCTTCATGAGCGTCCACTAATTGTTTTTTATCTTTACGCATACACAATAATTGAATTGCACCAGCGCCTCGTGCCGCGGCTACTCTTAGACGTCGGTTTTCTACACTTGATATTACTTTGTATGTATTATCGCCAGCGCCGCCCGCGGCACGTGTATCATCTCCAACCATTTCCATACACATCATAACTACCGACGTTTTATGTTTAGGTATTTGATCCAAGAAATATTCAAATACACGGATCACTTTTGCGCGTTTAGCCGTATCTGGTTTTCGTTGAATGGCAGTTATCATACACCTAATATTATCCTCGTCAAACTCGATTAAATCGCCGATGAGAGATGGAACCATTTTTTCGCCAAGATGAAATGTTTGGTATAACTCGTTGTGGTTTTTCTGTTCTATGATTATATCATCCGATTCTAGACTAGATTTCTCAATCTCATTATCATCGTCGTCCGAGTCGTATCCGGGGTCGGTAGGTAATACAAGCTGCAGATCATCTAAATCTTCGTCGTCTGGATCGTTGCGTTTCATTACGATTTTTATGACAATAGAGGATACCACGACGCCACCACTTCCGGCTCGTTGTTTTTTTTTACCATTTACAGCAATATTATCGCTTCGGATAAAAATATCACCTGCTGCGTCAACAATACCATTTTGGCGATGAAGTACGAAAATAAAACCAGCCATTGAACTAAATGTCAGTGGATTAATTACCGTATCATCACGCATCATCGCTTCGATAATACATTTATTGATGGTCTTTTCGCCTCTTTTACCTAAACAATAATATACTCCTCCTCCTTTCATAATAATAAATGATCTCTTATATTATTATGATATTATGATATTATGGACGAATCGAATAGACAGAATCTTGTAATTAGTTCTAGCTGCTTGCGTCATCGCCGGTACCTGCGACTGACGCCAACCGTGACAACCCGTGATCGCTATTTTTATCCATGACGACATCCTCGCCCTCGAAAAGCTCCTTACGCATCTCTTCGATTGTCATGGTCACTGACGCGGATTCGTCGGCATGATTCCAAATGCCGCCACCAACACCCTCCTCACTCACACTGCTCATATTTTCCACATCACGCGGCTTCGCATCCACCAACGTCTCGCCATCATTCGCCAACATCTGCGTGAGCTTATTCCCACTCTCCTTCGCCAGCTTGATATTCTCTTGGATCGCCTTCGCCTTCGTGTCCTTAACACGCTTGTCAAACTCGGTCTTCGCCTGCTCCTCGTTCTTCTTCTTCTCCGCCATCAACTGGTTCAGGGTCTCCTCCATGTACTCGACCCGACCGGTCTTATATGCGTCAGGGTGAAACGGCACCCACATACCGACGGGTCCGACGAAGACATCATGGTTCGGATCCACCTCACGCAACATCTGGCAACGCAACTCCGCCTCCTTCTGAGAGCCAAAGACGCCGCGGACTTTCATTCCACGCACCGATGTCTGGAAGTTATGCTTTTCGTTGAACTCGGCCTCGAGATCGTCCTCATGCTTATCCAAAAATGTCTTGTATTCATCATAAATGTTCGTCTTCTGAAGGACATCCTTCTCTTCTTTAGCGAATTCTTGAAAATCAGCGGACAACTTATCAAAACTGACATGGTACTTAAATGAAACAAAATTAAGGAACTGAATAAACTTCTCCATCGACTTCTGATAGTCCCAATAATGAAGAAACTTATCAAAGAAGAAGTGGTCTTTCTGCTTCAAAATGTGTTCTGGCGAAACGAACGAGAGGCATGCGAATTTCTGTCCAGCAATCGGTTTATCTTCCTCAAGGAGATCGATGTATTTCGGATTCACTTGTCCGGTTTTAGTATGTTTTAATTCAACGCCGGATGGTGGGATAGTCGGTTGCGAGGACATGTTTCAACGAGTTCTGGAATTATAATATAGTATGACATAGTTGTTTAAGTGAATTTAACGCATTTGTTTTCCACGTTTATTTAATGATTGGCGAAAATAGACCGACATCGCGAATATTAATTTCTTATCAGTATTTATAATAAATCATCCAAATGTCCGGTGTTTTTGATTTAGGCGAACTCGTCAAGAGAACCATTAAGTATTTGGTGGAAGGTGTTATGGTCGCCATCGCCGCCTACGCCATCCCTAAACGCAGCCTTTCGTTTGATGAGGTCGCGTTGATCGCTCTTACCGCCGCTGCCACCTTCAGCATTCTGGATACCTATGTTCCCAGCCTTGCTGTCTCTGCCAGAACCGGTGCTGGCTTTGGTATCGGTGCCAACCTCGTCGGTTTCCCCACCCCCCTCCGCGTATAGATAACATCGCACTCCGCGGACGCGCCAGTTGGCACATATAATATATGCTTCAAGTAGTATATATTATAATGATTGTAATACCCGAATGGAATGAATTCCGGAAATGGATAGGGATGCCTCCGCCTAAAAAAGAGAGCGGCTCTGTCATGGAATTGAGAGAAAGATTTAGTAACTATCATTACAAGATTGTAGAACGTGACCCCGACAATTTTCGCATCTTTGTTGCGTTATTGATTACCTATATTATTGTTCTTCTCGTCCAACCCACCCGATACAATTGGTGGTATCCTTCCTTTAATCTCTCGATACCTGGCATCGGTAAGGCGTTTCCAGACAGCCATAGCGAAGTGAATATAGTTGTTACCGAATACATTATGAAGCGTATGCCAAGCGATGTCGCATTTTTTAGATTGACCGACATGAATCCCGCAGCAGCATTTACAAATGTAATAAAGTCGGACGAAATGACGATGGAAGATATGGACAAAATCATGACAGGTCCGCGCGTTATGTTTGTTACAAAAATGTTGAAATGGATGTATAATCGTGCTCGCCCCGCACAAATCGCACCCGAACTCATCAACGAAAAAAACGGGACGCTTCTTCATTCGGATTCAGCGGCGACGCCCGCTTATCCATCCGGACACGCAGTTCAGGCATATTATTTAGCGAAAATACTCTCTCGACGATTTCCGGCGAAAACACAGGCCGTCATGGAGATTGCGACGAAATGCGCGAATATTCGTATCATGGCGGGTCATCATTATCCGAGTGACCGGGATTTTGGATGGTGGGTAGTTGATCGGTATTTGACGGATGACTAGCGGCGCGAGGGCGGCGCCGGCCTCTTTTTTACCAGATCGGTCATGATTTTTTCGTAATTTACGTCTTGTTTCTCGATATCACTATAACCTGGGCGCTGAATGACACAAATCGGCGTAATCAGGAACCATCGGTCTTCGCGCTGAAGACGCTTCCAGTACATATCACATGCGAACTCCGGCTTGTTTCCGGGATTCGCCGTAAGACCCGCCAGCGCTTCCTCGAAATTCCGAATTAACGTATCATAATATCGTCTACATACAAGGTAACATGTGGCGACTTGACAATTCGCAACACGAAAACAATCCGGTCCCTCTATTTTGAATGGCGGGAAATTATTTCCGGACAACAACAGAACATCCCACTCGTCCTGAACCCGCGAAAGAAACGAATTCACTTGATGAACCAATACTTCTGGATGGATGAAAAGCGCGTCATCTTCGAAAATGAGAACATGGTCCCACCCGTTGTTTTTCGCGATACGTAAGCATTCGAGATGACTCATCGAACAACCGATCGCGCCATGTTCGTGGTAGATTGCGGAAAATCGAGACACCGGATAGAATGAGTAGTCTGATGGATCGCGCGCATGAAGCTCTTCTAGCTGCTTTTCAAATAACATACGACGGTCGGTTCTAAAATCCAAGTTGATGTAAATGGCATTTTTTATATCGGAAAACTTGCGTAGCATAATGGAATGGAATGGAATCGAATAATACAATATAACATTATTTATTTATTTCACTTTACACACGCTATTATCATATTACGTTGTGTTATAATTTAAAGTGGTATAACATAATATATTTATAATACGCTGATATAATTAAACGTTACTACGTAAGCTTTATGATTACAATTAATATTATGGGGGGGTTAGGCAACCAATTGTTTCAGATATTCACAGCAATAGCAACGGCTCTTCGAAATCATGATACATTCTTTTTTTTAAAATATAACACGCTAGGTGGAAATCCCGGACATCAGCGGCATACATATTGGTCATCATTATTCAAAGGGTTATCTAATTATTTAAAACCATTAAATGACCGTTCATTAGAAGAATTTGAAAAAATGCCTTCATGGAATGAAAGAGGTTTCCGGTTCAGTCCGGTTCCAACTAATACAAACACAAAAGAACTACGATTGACAGGATATTTTCAAAACGATAAATATTTTAAAGATAAATACGCCGAAATATGCGTAATGTTACAACTTGAAGAACAAAAAAACCAAATAAGAGAACTTTATAGAAATGAATCATGGGCTGCTAATTTTATAGGAAATACCACAAAAAAAAGTACATTAGTCAGTATGCATTTTAGAATTGGAGACTACACAGCAACCGTAGATGTACATCCGGTAATGAGGGTCGATTATTATCATCGGGCAATTTCGCATATTATTGAACAAACACGCGAAACTTCACCGAATGGTATTAATATCCTTGTTTTTTATGATCCATGCGATAAGTCCAAGGTTGAAGAAAGTGTTGATGTATTGAAAACGCGTTTTGATCGAGATATCAACTTTAACTTTATAGCAGAGACAATTCCTGATTGGCAGCAAATATTACTTATGAGTCTTTGTGATCACAATATTATAGCAAATAGTACATTTAGTTGGTGGGGTGCGTATTTCAATGACAATCCTGATAAGATAGTATGTTGGCCGAGTATTTGGTTTGGCCCACAATTATATTATCACGATACAAGTGATTTATGTTTGAATACATGGCATAAAATCGAAGCGTAACAAACTGAATAAATGGAGATTTTTGAATTTTAATATAAAATGAAACCAATATTCTCAGTTATATCATGCTAACCATAACTATTATGGGCGGGTTGGGTAACCAGCTTTTCCAAGTATTCACTACGATTGCCGGCGCACTACGTAACAAGGACACATTCTTTTTTATGAATTACGAGAGATTGCCTGGTAATCCTGGTCATCCACGATACACACATTGGACCACATTATTTCAAGGACTTCGTAAATATCTTACTCCGAGTAACGCTGTAAGCGATAAAATGTTCCAGTTATTGCCCAGATGGGATGAAATCGGATTTCAATATACGCCTGTTCCAACCGATACGACGAAATATACCAAACCACTTCGGCTTCATGGCTACTTTCAAAGTGAGAAATATTTCAAAGACAAATACGCTGAAATATGTGATATCATACATCTCAGAGAACAGCAAACAAGGATCAAAAATATCTACGGTAATGAAGAATGGAGCGATGATTATTCGGGAAGTCTGACGAAAAAACGAATACTTGTAAGCACACATTTCAGAATTGGTGACTGTGTCTTGAATTTACATATTCATCCGGTGATGTCCCTCGAATACTATTATCGCGCAATCTCTCATATTATTAGAAATACATCGGTGAATTCTGATGAAAGTTATTCATTTATCGTATTTTATGAACCGTGTGATAAGGCAATTGTAGAAAAACAAATCGAAGAATTGAAAGATAGGTGCGCCGCCCACGATAACTCGGGAGTAACACATGGCCGTGATATTCAGTTTCATATGGTGAGAGATACGATAGCCGACTGGCAGCAAATGCTTCTTATGAGTGTATGTGATCATAATATTATTCCGAATAGCACATTTAGTTGGTGGGGTGCGTATTTTAACGCGAATCCGGGGAAAGTCGTATGTTATCCAAGCGTTTGGTTTGGCCCAGGTGTTTCACATGATACGCGGGATTTATGTCCTGAAACATGGGTGAAGATAGAAGCATCCACAATTACATGTTTTTGAGCAAAATAATGTATATTATAGTATATTATACATCATTCCATTCCATTCCATTCCATTATATCATGGCACACCAATATCGTTATGTATTCTCCGACGAAAGCATCGAATGGTTGGTTTCGCGCCCAGAAGTCGTCAGCGCAAAAGCACGGATTCTAGCAAAGACGATGACCGATTCTACTACTACTACTACTAGCGTATCCGAGTATTTTACACTTCCTTTAACGCCGACCATACGTTCCGAATTATTTGAAGCGATGGGGCTTCAGTTATCCGCCAATATGACGTCGATTCCGATGCGGTGGATCGCCGGGGATACACCTGCGCATCAAGACCAGGGGTCAGGTCGTTTTTCAAATACTTATTTAGTCTATTTGACAAGTAGTTCAGGGAATCTCGTAGTAGATGGCGTTTCGTATCCGATTCAACGCGGGTTTGGTTATGTTTTTTCGGAGGGGCTTTCGCATGAAACGGTCGGGACTACCGCAACCGCCAGCGCTGAACCGCGTCTTTTATTGGGGCCGATGAGCGATACGGGATTCGCGGTAGGTGCTCCTCAGCTGTATCAGCCTGGTGGAACCACCGTATATATCCGCCAAACCGCAGTAGGCCAAATTGTAGAATACAGCATAGATCAACTCACTTGGTACGAACTGTATTGGTATCCTTATATACACATACACAACTCTGACACATCGTTGGGGTTGTTAACCATCGAATTCATTACAGACATAACAATCGACACGGTCATCGGTGCAAACAGCGGCTATTTTGTATGTAATACAGACAATATTCAAGTCGGTTCTCGTGTATTGAAACCAGATGGAACTCGGCCGGTAATTACGATAAATGGAATAACGAATTATGCGGGGCTTATTCAAAATGGTACTGGTGGTGGTGGCGGGACAAACGGGTACAATAATATTTACGTTATGAATTTGGAAATCCGCGCTACGGGTGGTGCGCATCTCGTAAATGGCGGGGGATGGTTCGGTCAGGGACATTTCGGGAATAACACAACCGCATCCAGTAATGTTATCATGAACTGTCATTCAAATGGACCGATAAGTAACAATAGCGGCGGTATCATCGGTCATTATTGCGGTCCGGTCAAGTGTGTAGGATGCTCTTCCGTTGGAGCAATCGACCAACATGCGGGCGGTATTGTTGGAAGCCATTCTCCGGCGTCGGCTGGTGCACTTCGATGTGAATCATGTTGGACAACCGGTGAAATCGGGCATTTTGCTGGTGGTATAACCGGCGAGTCAAGTGGAACTGCGGTTGTCATCTATTGTTACTCAACCGGTGCGATTACCGAAAACGCGGGTGGAATATCAGGTCATCTAACTGGTGGAAATGGCGGGGGTGCCTATGCTGTTAGCGATTGTTATAGCACCGGCGCGATAAGCGACCTCGGTGGCGGTATTATTGGAAGTGACTCCGGTGCCGTGACTATTGCCAACTGTTATTCTCTCGGTGCGATTTCGGCAACCGGTGGCGGTATTCTCGGTAGGGTTCCTGGTTCGAATTCCACAAACAAAAGCATCACGAATTGTTATACGACGGGGACAACCGCCCACGCACATAGTTATATCGTCGCGAATTATACAAACGTAAATACGAATCTCACCGTACATCTGGGGACAATAACACTTGCGAATAATTATGCCGAAGCGGCGAATGCGAGTGCTGGATGGAATAATACCCGCGCGAATACAGTACTTATAGGTACGCCGGCGTCGTCTAGTGCGCCTGTTGGCGCGAAATGGGTTTATGCCGGCAATAATACGCCTTATGAACTTTATATGATGGGACATACACCTTATACACGCACGGTTGTAACCGGTGCTCTGACATCTCCAACAATCATGCGTTTATTCGCCTCCTCTGTGCCGGCTGGAACCTCAACAGCGCCGGCTTTAATCAGCGGTCGTTCGTATTCTATCTTACAAATCACAGGCGGGGGAGGTGGTGCTGGCATGATCGCGATGAATGCGACGACCGGTGTCATCACGACGACACGAGAGACGGCGACGGGGATATATACGATAACCCTTCGCAATAACGGGAGTTATCATATTACAGAATATGAATTGACGGTGACCGAAGCACAGTTACGACCATATAATCCTTGTCGTTTTTTTGGCCTATTCACCAATAACGCACAGGTGTTTTATAAATCTAATAGTCTTGCGAGCGGCGGAGTTGGCGGTGTGCGTAATCATCGGGTTAAAGCTAGGCGGACGTAAATCGACTTTTACTTACTCTTTCGCTGTCTGCGCTTCGATTGGCGGCGTTTCGAACGACGTTGCTGGCGCTTACGGCGGTATGACTTATGTTTGTTTTTTCCGCCTTGGATACTACACGCGGATGGGGTCTGTACCCCCGTTTCGGTGAAATATAATAGTTTATCCTTTAATTCTGCGGTTCGCATCATAGTACCTACATGAGTACTTCCTTCCCCCTGTGGAATCTCTATAAAATTTTCAAACTTGTCAGTATAAAAAAACTTGATATTTGTATTAAAATCAACATACGGTCTTATAATCGAGTAGCGACGATAACCATGATTCTCCTGATCAGTAATACGATACCATCCCACATCAATTGGAGTACCCCCCAGGTACAGTAGTATCCTTGACTTTATACCAACATCTGTCCGTCCTGCATAAATAAGCAAACGGTTTATCTGAGTTTTTATGCCATAGGACGTCGCATATTCCGACGGGTCGGCATATGACTTCACCACATTTTTCGTCGGCATAATTGTAATATTATACACCGTATATCTTAGATACGTGTAATACTGACATCTAATTTTATATATATATATTATTATTAGTAATTATATTTATATATTTTATAATTATTAGATGGCGAATTACAAAAAGACGCGTCGTAACGGTCGTTCGAAACGACAAAAAATGAGGTCGTTGAAACGGAATAATAGGAAATCTAGGAAGGTGATGAGGGGGGGGGATGATGTTTGAAAAGGAACAAATTAATGATGTAGCTATAAATGGGCGTGTTGAATTGATGAAGCACACAGATGGTGGACCTGATGTATTATCTGAACATGGAATAACATATAAAATTGTCAATATTGCGCCCTCGGAAAGTCAGAGAGATAAACACACTATTAATATTGCAACTATTGAAGTTAGCCATATAGATAATATAGAACTACCCGAAAAATATATGATACGTATTAAATCTCCGGGAATTGGGAATGAGAAATACGTTCCTTTACAGACTGACGCGACTAAATTTTTGGTTACAGAGAATGGAAACAGATATATATTCAATGCAGTATCATAGTAAATACCCGCCCCTTCTACGGCGTCGGTATAAACACCCAATCAAACTCTAGACATATCTGTTTCCAAATCTGGTCCTGTTCTATGCGTTTCTCTCGATCTTTCAACATCGGAAAGAACGGCAGGAATTCGTTACGACCAAGAAGTTCGCATAACTTATACACCGTATAATAATAATTCAGGAAATTCACTCGGTCGTCAGGGCAGAACTTCGCGTAAGGACCCTGTATTTCCATGAAAAGGTTACACAACCGCTCTTCCAAATCCGGAGTCATTACCGGTGGTTTAATCCCCAGTTTATCTTTAATAAATGGTATATGCTCGTAGTATTTATTAAACCCGAGTTTCTTCATGATTTCTTTCGCTTTCTTATCGGTGAATTGAGAGATTTCGATCCGCTCTTTCTTGATTTGCTGTTTGATACTTTCGAGAACGTGGTCAGGTATCGACGTCGTTTCCTTCGCCTGAAATTGCGCAAGAATCTCGCGGAAGTGATTGATGCGTTTATACGCGTAAAAACACGCCTCTTTAGGCGGCTCTTTATAGGACGGCTTCTCATTATCAATCAGAAATACGACTTGTTTAGAGCATTTATTACACACCATGATACCCTCGCTTTCAATCGGAATCATCTCGCCTTGGCGGCAAAACTGACATATATCCGTGGAATACACATATTTAGAAACATCCATATAATTCTGGTCGATACTCGACATGTATTTTTCCACATTATTGTGCTGGTTTTTGAAGAGTTCTTCTGTTTTTTTCGCTTCGGGTAGATTGAAAAACGCATTTAGGGATTTGGTTTTCATCGACCCGCCATTTGTAATTGTTTTCTTGGTTTCGAAATACTCGAAGATATATTCACTATTATTTAGGTAATAATTCTTATAGTCTTGTTGATGCTTTTTAATCGTGGCGGTGATTTCTTTGATTCGGTCTCGGATTTCAAGACACTCTTCGAGAGATGATTTCAGTTTAGGTTTAGCATGCGTACCATCATCATCGGCCTCATCCTCGGCGGTATCGACGGTATCGACGGTATCGACGGTATCGAGGGTATCGACGATAATATTTATTTGGGTTGTTCCGCCATTTTTAATAATATGAAGGCGCTCTTTTAGGGAGTTTCTTTCATTTTCAAGCGCTGGAATAATTGTATCTTGTATATATTGAAACTCGCCCTGTAATTCTTTATGCTTACTATCAAGCGTGGTTATGCTTCGCTCGTCCAGAATAATCTTTTTGGGCGGCTTATACTTAAATAATGACATAATGAACCGCCGTTGTAGTCGCCGTCGTCGTCCTTGCCGTAGCCGTTGTATAAGAAGTTTAGCAGTTTTTGTTTAATTCGTATTTTTGTTGTATTTTGCGTAAATGTGTCAATTTCCGCGATTTTTTTTCTTTTTCAATAGTATAACAAGCATTTATAATGGGTGGAGGACTTATGCAACTTGTCGCCTATGGCGCTCAAGACGTTTACCTTACTGGCAATCCCCAGATCACTTTCTGGAAGGTCAGCTACAAGCGTCACACTAACTTCGCCATGGAGTCTATCGAGCAGACTTTTAACGGCCAGGCTGACTTCGGTCGCCGTGTGACCTGCACCATCTCCCGCAACGGTGATTTGGCTTACCGCACTTACCTTCAGGTTACTCTCCCCGAGATTAGCCAGTCGTTGAAGAACACTTCCGGTGCCGCTGGCGTTTATGCCCGTTGGCTCGACTTCCCCGGTGAACAGCTCATCTCTCAGGTTGAGGTTGAGATCGGTGGCCAGCGTATCGATCGCCAGTACGGTGATTGGATGCACATCTGGAACCAGCTTACCATGTCCACCGAGCAGCAGCGCGGCTACTTCAAGATGATCGGCAACACCACCCAGTTGACCTTCATCACCGACCCCTCCTTCAACGACATCGACGGCCCTTGCGACGCCAACGCTCCTCGCCAGGTTTGCGCTCCCCGTAACGCTCTCCCCGAGACCACCCTCTATGTCCCCCTTCAGTTCTGGTTCTGCCGCAACCCCGGTCTGGCCCTTCCCCTCATCGCTCTTCAGTACCACGAGGTCAAGATCAACCTTGATATCCGTCCCATCGAGGAGTGCTTGTGGGCCATGTCCAGCCTTAACAACACCGCCGGTTCTGCCGTGAAGGTCACTTCCGCCTACAACCAGTCCCTCGTTGCCGCATCCCTCTACGTCGACTACGTCTTCCTCGACACCGACGAGCGCAGGCGTATGGCCCAGAACCCCCACGAGTACCTCATCGAGCAGCTTCAGTTCACCGGTGATGAGTCCGTCGGTTCCTCCTCCAACAAGATCAAGCTCAACTTTAACCACCCCGTTAAGGAGCTTATCTGGGTTGTCCAGCCCGACAAGAACGTCGACTACTGCTCTTCCCTCGAGTCTGGCTCCGTTCTTAACCGTCTCCTCGGTGCTCAGCCTTTCAACTACACCGACGCTGTCGATGCCCTCCCCAACGCCATCATGGCTTTCGGTTCCCACGACTCCGTCGCCAACACCACCGGCTCTTACATCAGCGCCTCCGGCCTCTTCAACGACGCTGGTGCTCAGGATGTCTACACCACCCAGACCTCTTGGTGGCAGCTTGGTTCCGACCAGGCCGCTGGTGCCAACTACAACCTGCCCAACTTTGGCCCCGGTATTAACTCCGGTGTCTCTGATGCCGGCACTTTTGTCCTCACCGAGACTTCTCTCGATATGCACTGCTGGGGTGAGAACCCAGTTGTCACTGCCAAGCTCCAGCTTAACGGCCAGGACCGCTTCTCTGAGCGCGAAGGAACCTACTTCGACCTCGTTCAGCCTTGGCAGCACCACACTCGCGCCCCCGACACCGGTATCAACCTGTATTCCTTCGCGCTGAGGCCCGAGGAGCACCAGCCTTCCGGCTCGTGCAACTTCTCTCGTATTGATAACGCTACCCTTCAGCTTGTTCTTTCCAACGCCACCGTTGAGGGAACTAACACTGCCAAGGTTCGCGTGTATGCCGTGAATTACAACGTTCTTCGTGTGATGTCCGGTATGGGGGGTTTTGAAGCACTAGTTATAGTAATGTGGATGTTATTACTATCAACAGTAAACAAGAACCGAAAAGTGTCCTCCTGTGATCAATTGAGCTCTGATTACAGAAAACGAGTTGCGTCCTCAGTATCATGTTTTTAATGATATAACCAGACCAGACACTAGTGATTCCGACGACGATAAGTCGGAGTTGCGACATACCTTGTTGTTCTGGGAAGCCTTTTAGAGTTCAAAGTACCAACCTTATATCCGAAAGGAATAAGCGGCCAAGAGTAGAAACTTGGGTACGGTAATAATCTTTGAAATTAGGTGATCAGCATACCGACGATCTAAGGGCGCTAAGCAAAGCCTATGATCGGGTGTCAGAGACTGAACGGGTATGGGTCGTTGATGAAGGTGTAAGCAACCTGAAACGGCTTAAGATACAGTCCATCCCCTAGGGAAACTTAGGGTACAAGAGGGCCTACTCGAATTGAAATTCGTAGTGCATCACAGCCTCATATCTACAATTCTATTTTATGTTTATCGCAAGATAAATATAAAAAATAGTATATTCAATTTATTTCCATACGCGTTCTATCATCGCGTCATATATCTAACAGTCACAATCATAAAACAACTCCACAATTTCAACCGTCTTCTCTGTAGCGTTTTCGGGGTTCGTCCAATATTCCACTTGTTCGCGCAACCTCTCCAAGCGCGACTCCCATTCTTTTTCTTTTGATTTCTTCACTACACAAATACCTTTCCCATTCACACCCCAGCATGAAGTAATGTCATCGCCATTCGCATCTGAATACTCATCAGGATTAAATCGAATGAATACAATTGGTTTATGGCCTACATCTTGTGACAATTCCATTATTCGTTTATTTTCACAAGAGCAGTCGTATTGAATGTGTTGGTTTTCATCCACTTCCACAATAATGATTTGATACCCTAGATCAAGCAATAAGTCAGGTCTGCGACGCGAGCATCCATCCGTTACTGTTTTATCCGCAACCCAACTGAAATCCGGGAAATGTGATGAGATGTATTCAACCACACATCGTTCTTTGGTTTTGTAGTTATGAGAGACCGGTTTGTCAGGAAACATGTGTATGAAACAATGAACACAGTAACCATCATATTTCTCGACAAAAGCATATGTATTACACCATTCATTCCGGCAGGTTTTATTTTTGATATCTTTCATATTGGGGAGTTTATGGCTATAACAATACAATGCCGTTTTTTCATTCGCATAATTATAATTTGGGATTATATTACATCCTTCGTGTATGCATCTTTTACTTTTGACATTTATCATACCGTCTTGTTTATGAATACCACATAAAATTGGTTTCTTTTCAGATTTGTAATTATACGTTGGTCTTGTCTTACAGTCTGGGTAAATACACAGTTTATTTATTATATCAGACATTCCTTGTAATTTATGCTTTCTACAATACAAACCCCTTTTTTCTCCGTGATAATTGCAAGAAGCAATTGTTTTGCATCCATCGTGAATACATTTTCGATTTTTTACATCAATCATATTTTCAAAGCGATGAGAAGAACAATATAACGCATTTGTCATTCCTTCATAGTTATATGTAGGTCTGATTTTACATCCTTCGTAAATACATGGTTTATCCTTGACGTTAACCATGGTGTCCTCTTTATGAAGGTTGCAGAATAAAAGCTTAATTTCTCCTTCATAATTATAGATTGGATATTTCGGACACCTCACCCCATCCTCATCAACAAAGGCACACTTCGACATATTTTTACCCTACTTATAAAATCACCCCCACCTAATTTAATTTCAATTTTCCCTCAAATCAAAAAATTGAAATTGTTTATTCCATTTCACTCTAATCCATACACGGCTACACATTCGTTCGGCTACACTTCGTTACGCTCATTCGTTACGCCATGCTCCAATTCCAATCACAACACGAGTATATCACCCAAAAATACGGCTCCGCCACCGCCGACTCCGACTCAGTCTCCGGCGTGACCTTCAAGCCAGGCCACACGAAATCTCTCGGACGCACCGCCAATCAAATGAAAAATCCGCTCTGGGAAATCACAAATCCACAAACCGGCGAAATCACGACGGTCATTATGTACTGCGAACCTAATGAATACTGCGAATTATGCCCCACGAGCTATCAAAAAATACTGGAATACGAAGCAACCCACAACAAAGGCGAGAAACTCACGTGGTACAAAACCACAAACGGATATATTTCGTGCCACAATAACGTCTTCATCCATCAAGTGATTATGGATACATGGGGAAATGGAAAGGGTACGAGCATCGTGAGTGTCGACCACCTTGACCGCAACCCCCTGAACAACCGATACGACAATTTACGCGTTGCGACGATGCAAGAACAGCAAAAGAACAGCAAAGGAACTGCGGATGACGGAAGCAAGCGCGAGAGAAAACATAGTGCTCGCGCACTTCCAGAAGGAATCACCCAAGATATGATGAAGAAGTATGTCGTGTATTACTTCGAATACTTGGATAAAGAACACACACGATCGAGAGAATTCTTCAAGGTTGAAAAACATCCCAAACTTGAAAAACCATGGATGACGAGCAAATCCGAAAAAGTGTCGCTGTTACAAAAATTGGAAGCCGCCAATAAGGTCGTGAGCAATTTGGAAAAGGGCATCTTCCCCGAAGATACTTCGCCAGCGGCGGTACTACCAAAATACGTATCTCTCGTCGTTGTGCGCGAAAAACCACACTTGGTATATGAGCGAAGACGACCCGACACCGGTGTTCGCGAAGGATTGCGGATGGTATTGCCTGAAAATTATACAATCGAGGATGAAATCGTGAAAATGAAAGAGAAAGTAGAGGCAAAATACGGGGCGGGGGCGATGGATTAACGGATTGACTTCATTACACTAAACCAATCAATAATAAAATTGAATCGTAAGTATTTTTATTTCCGGCCAATATCATAAACAATCCAACACCCCCACAACACAGATGCGACCACTACGCCTTGTCCCTCCAATCGAACTTATACCCGGTAAAATGTACCTCATCCGCGAAAAACGACCGGAATTTGCCCACCTGAATAGCAAAGGCGTCTTTGTAAAAAATGATTATCCGCCTTCACCTCATTATTGCACGATGAGCCACTTCACTAATGTTCAGAGTAGAAATAATACGCGCTACCCCGACTTGAGCCTTCAAGACGCATATTGGAATTATTATGAAGCCGACGCGGTTGAACGCGCCTACACGACACATATTCTTCGCAACATCACCGGTGACCCGGATTTCATGTTTGAGTATTATTGAATCGTCCATCTAAAATAGGACGATATCCCCAGAAATGATATTCTCGGGATTATATATAATAAAAAATGAAAGTCATCTTTATTGTTATCACTTTTATCACATTTATTATATTTTTTATGGAAGCGCTTATCCATTTCAATATCGGAAAGAATGGCGAGCATAAACAACACGAATATATACGTATTAGCGACCAAATAAAAATTCACATTCCAGATAAAGATGAATTTTTTAAGATATTCAAAACCGTGTTATTCTTTTCGACGATTACAGGGTTATTAAGCGCGTATATTATCAAACGGCATTTGTAATTCCGAGTCACGCCCGCTTACGCTCCTTTCACCATCCCCATCCCAACCATCCGCCACAGAACCACCGATACGACACTTCCGGCGATGAAACCGTTGCCGGCTGCCTCCAAGGTCTTTCCGAATAAGAAATAGGCGATGGCTGGGAACACGACGTACGTGAGCACGGCGTAAAACGCCATAACGCCGGCGTATTTTGTAAGGTTGAAGTTGAGATTCATGTTCGTTGTGGATTGTGTTATGAAGTAACGAGAGAATATATATTTTTTATTGACAGCTGCGCCGCGCGCGTTCAACCCAACGCGGCCCTAAACGTAAAATACAACACCACGATGGTGCTTACGATTGTACTCATCGAAATATATTTCGCATAAGTCTCGTCTTCTATAAAGAAACGAATGCTTAACAAACCAAACGGGCTCAGTATTATGGCCAGAAAGGCATAACCGATCAAAAACAACAAACCACTTGAAACAATAGTCGACCTGTCACCCCGAAGTAGGTAATAAAATGGAGCCAGCATCCAATACAAGAGCACGAAACTTGCGATGAAAGAAAGCAAATACTCGACATACGCCGTCGAAATGTCAATATGCGGAATGGTCGCACTCGGGCTGTTTATTTGAGCCACCATTATTATAATAAGAATAACACCCGCTAATATGGATGGTAAAAGCTGAAACACATTCGTCCAGTTTATCATCATAAAAATAGAATATACGTATTGGTTATATTTTATTTCATTACATTACATACGGCAATAAATACTCCTCCGTTTTCTCATACCGCATCACGCTACTGTTCTTCTTCGCCGACGTCGGCGCTGCTTCTTTCTTCGGGTTCTCGGCGACAACACAACACCCGCAGTGGTCTTCATTTGCTTGCGTGATTTTGCGGTCGATAACCTTTTCGTCATATTGAATGCCCCAGCGTCCTAATGCGGGAGCCGCAGCCACCACGGATGATGATGGTGTTACGACCAAAGAACTCACACGCGCAACAAAATTACGAATAAACGAGTTCATCTCTATTGAATAATACAATTCACGATGCCGATACATTTATACTATTATTCATTAAGATGATTTCAATTTAATCTCTCGTGGATTTGGATTTGATGCGCCGCGTCATCGTTGTCTTCCATCCCCGCCGTCCATATTTACAATGCTGGCGCTGAGAGAATCCGCGCGGACGTCGGCAGATGATACTGCGCTTGTATTTCATGGACCAACTACGGCGGCGACGGGTAGTCGAAGGCATCTAAATATATACTAATATAATACTAAAAATCCGGTATTACGCTCAGCTCCGCTTCGCTTCGCATAGCCCTCTCAACAACCCCTCAATACTATCCAGGTCCGTCAAAAACCGCGGATACCGTGCGTGAAAATCGCGCATCCTAGCGAAACAATCTGGGTAGGATCGGTCTAGCAGGTCTTCGGTTATATCCGTCCATCTCTCGACAACGAGACATGGAAACTCGCGATACAACCGGTCAAACACCGTATGAGTCCGGAGAACAATCGGAACGCAACCTAAGTAAATACATTCATAGAACCGGTGGGTATCGACGCCGCACCCCCGCGGGCAAAGCGCATATCGGCTTTCCAGCGTCTTATCATAGATCACCGCCGGAGGAATCTTCTCATAAAAATACTCCGGTGTGTCACGTTTATCTCGTTCTTCGCGTCGTTCTGGTGCGGGGTCATCGTTGAGGTTATATACGAATGACGATGACGAAAACAAATCATAGCACTCCTGACGAGTCGGGTGTGTCCATACGCTGAAACACAGTAAACATTTTATCGGCCGCATATCCGCCCACGTTTGCGTGCGAAGCATCGAGACCCCCTTCTCATACAAACACGAATGATGAAATCGGTTATGCATCAAAACGATCGATCCGCAATCCCGTATTCCAATCGGCATAATACCTACCTTCGGGTGGTCGTAGGTATTATTCTGAACCAGAATCCGAATACTTACTGGAAGCAATCTCTCGACAAACTCCCACGCAACAAGCGGTTCTTCCATGATATAAAAGATCACACGAACATTACGTGCTCGCAGAATCGCGACGAGGGTATGAATCGGTACTTCGGTTTCTCTTGTCGATATGAAAATGGAATCTCCGTCGCGTAACTGTGCGGCGTATTCCGCGTAATCATGAATCCCTACATTAATCCGGTTGGTATAACACAGCGTGCTCCGCAACGCGAACCCGATTTGCGAACACTTGAAGATGAGTCCGCCATAAAGAGAACGTTTTGCTTGCTGGATTGCGTTCATCGCGTGGGTCTTTGATATTTAGGAGCGTTTCATTTTTATATGTTTTATACGGTGGATATACAAAATGGAACCTGCCGACGCCACCGCCGAACCCAGCAGCAGCAGCAGCATCGCCCTGCCGTCTGCTAGAAACGACAAACGCGAGAGAAAACATACGGCGCAATCGTTGCCGCCGGGTATCACGCAACAAATGATGAAGAAGTATGTTGTATATTATCGGGAGTTCGTGAATCTTAAAAATGGAAAACGTGTTTCGAGAGAATATTTCAAGGTCGAGTCGCATCCCAAGCTCTCGCGCCCGTGGGTCAGTTCAAAATCGGGGAAAATCTCATTACATGAAAAGTTGGAAGAGGCGAACCAAGTTGTCTCGGATTTAGAAAAGGCGATTCCTGATATGGCGGATAATTCTACATCCGTCGCTACGACTACGATGTGCGAGAATCGATGGTCCATATATAATAAATATTTACCGAAATATACTACATTACGTGTTATACGGCAGTCGTCATCGTCAGCTACATTATCTCTCGTATATGATCAAAAGGATAATAGCAACGGATATCGATGGACGTCTAGTCATACATTTATTGTACCGAATCCGCTCGACTCTTCAACCCCGGCGATTACGGAAACAAGGATTTCTCTCGAAATCTCGAAACTAAAAGAGAAAATATATGAGAAATATGCGGTGGATTTGATAGACTATAATACATAAATACCATCGTTCATAATATCTACATAAACAAATATGTTAGTATAATATATAAACGCCCGATATGCCCCTTTATAACAAACTACATGCGTCTTCTAACTCCGCGACGATAGAAGACGATGACGTATCGACCCCTAAGGTACCTCGCGGAAGACGAAGCGACCTAACCGAAAAAGACTTGGAAGAATTTACACATTCCTTTTCGGCGATCATGATGACGGCGGGTCATTTGGAGTAAAGAAATAACATGATTCTGCTGGAATTCAAGCATTTGAAAAAAAATTGAAATGTTTTTCTTCAAATCAGTCATCAACAGAGCTTCTATCAGAAACAATCAATCGAATACACAAATGTCGTCGTCCAGAAATACTACCAGCCGCAATACCGCCGCCGTCGCTGCCACCCCATTTTGTAAGGTGTGCCGTGATGCCGGAAAATCAGAGAAGGAATATACCAGTCACTTCGTAAAGAACCAGCCCGGACCCGAAGGAAAAGTCGTCTGTCCAACACTCCTGAATCAAGCCTGCCGAATTTGCCACAATCCCGGACATACGTCGTCTTACTGCCCCGAATACAACAGTCGCCGCGAAGAGCGTTACATCGAGCGTGAGCAGCAGCCTCGCCGCAACGAAGATCGCTACATCGAGCGTGAGCAGCAGCCTCGCCGCAAAGAAGAGCGCTACATCGAGCGTGAGCAGCAGCCTCGCCGCAACGAGGAGCGCCGTTACGGTTACAACACGTTACGCGAAGACACCGAACGCACCGAGCGTGAAATTCGAGACCGTGATGACGCATACTACCGTCAGCAAGACCGTCAGTCCAAGCCATGGCTTCAAGCTGCGT